AATATGTTTTTAATTTCTTCTTTGTTAAAAGTCATAATCTTGATATTACTAAATAATGTTCGTATGCATCTTCATATGTCATAGCCCAGATTCTGTAACCATCAATAATATATAGTTTTTTTTTCATTAGTCTTCTATTTTAATATGATTTACCTGTTTCTTTTTCATACTTCATCTGCCATTCAGATGCTTTTGCAAAATCATATTGATGACGATAAAAATCTGTTGCAAGTAATAAAAGTGATTCTTGATATAATTCTTTTGTTACATACATTTTAGGCCAACTTACTAGTATGTTTTCTAAATTTTTTTTAACATCATGACCTTCATTAATCCATTTTTCATATATGCCGTAATGACCATGAAAATCTACAGGAAAAATCATAATAAAACCATAAGCATCTTTATTATAATTTGTGTTTTCTTTTACAAAAATTGGTACTTCTTCAAGAGGTTTTTGCCAACCTAATTCTGTCATTATAACATCAATCTTAGGTGTAGCATATACTTTTTGTGTAAATGCATTTTCTTCCATCAGTTTTTATAATTTAGTTGGATCAACACCTCTTACTTTTATTAAATACTGCTTGTATTGTTCTAGAGTTATTGTACGTACACCTTCATACACTTCACCTTTATCAAATATTTCTTTTACTATTAATAAAGAATCAACTGTATTCATATACAATGCACTCATAAATGATTGCTCTCTAGTAAAAATAGATTTATCAATTGACACTTCAGTTATTTTTTCACCTTCACTGTTTCTTGTACAAATAAATTCTACTTCTAAACTTGGCTCATCAGGATTTGCCTCATTTGTGAAAACCACTTTGATTTTCTCATTTTCTATTTTAATTGTTTTTTCTACTTCTTCCATTAGTCTTCAATTTTTAGTGTTTTAATTGCCCATAATTCAGGTTTACCAGATTCAATCATCTTAACCCATTCTTTTGCTGTGGGAATATACCCGTTACAATCCTCTTTTACATGTTGTTCAGCAACATATCTTGTATATACAGTTTTACCATCTGAATTTATAAATGATGCTCCAAATACTTTCTCACATTCAAATATACCTTCACTATGATGTCTAAACATTCTGTGTTTACTATGTCCAATCCAAGCCTTAGTTTCATCAAACCAGTCATGAATTGCTTGATAGTCAGATACTTGACCTTTCCACTTTCTAACAGATGACTTGCAATGTTCTAAAGGATGTGCCATTATTTCTTATTTTTATTTAATGTATTTTTTAATAAGTTCTATTATACATGTTTCTTCAGCTATTTTTCTATTAGAATAAGAAAAACTTTTTATTACATTTTCTTTATCAAAAGAAATAGTAAATCCAAAATCTGTTTTTCCAACTTGTTGTATTGAAATTAACCAATCTGTTTTTTCATCAAACCAATTAAATACAAAAGGTCTAAGTGCCGCAACACAAGATTCTTCAGTTGTATTTTCTAACTTGTCAATAATTTCATTTGTTATGTATCTTGAATACCAGCCAACATAAGCATCTTTAATATATAACATAAGACTCATTCCATTATAACCTAAATCTTTTAATTGTTTTGAAAACTCATAATTAAGATATCCAGTATCAATTTCCATTTTTTCTATTTCTTGTTTTTTATTCATTACTTTTTATTTTTATCTTTTAAATTACCTTCATGATGATAATCTTCATACTCAATTACTCTGACACTATTATTAATTGTATATGTACCAAGTTCTACATCAATATAAACATAACCACGACCACCTTCATCATTCCACCAGTCTTCTATATCATCCAATAACACTTCTTGACAGTAATCTTCAATTAAAGTACTTAATCCACTATCAATATCATTTAATAAGTATTCTTGATCCCAATTTTCTAAATCATAATATCCTATATCTGGATCTTGAGTAGCATGAACATATTCAATTGCTCCACTATCTCCACCACCTTCATAATGCACTACAACTTTTTTAATACCATGATTAACTAAGCCAAACATTATTTTTTCTAGTTTATTTTCATCCATAACTTTTTATTATTTAAACTTATAAAATTTACCAAGTATATTCTCATTTAGGAACTCCTCTTTCTCAAGCACTTCATATTTAAATTGATGCTTTACTTCTTGATAAGTCAATTCTGTTGCTGAGTAACAAATCATTAGAATTTCCCTTTTAATTTTACATCCAGCTTTATGAGCTTCTTTTAATTGTTGATTACTACTATGGTAAGCCATAAAGTTAGGTTTAACTACCCTAGTGTATTTCTTTAGTCTTTTATCAGTAGTTTGAGCTAATGCTTTTTTACCCATAGGTTTCTTAATATTAGCAAAAAAATTCTTCTTACCAATATATGCATAGCTATTACCATTTAATATTACTGACATATGATATACAAAACCAATTGCTCCTTCAGGAATATCAGATTCATTAAACACTTTACCCTTATATATCCAACTCATAATTTTAAAATTTAAGCGTCACCCTGTGGTATAATATTGCTACGTTCTTGTATAAATTTACCTGAGAATACCTCAGTTAATGTTTCTTGTACATTGATACCACCTTCTCTTTCAATAGTCTCTATCAATAATACTACTGCATGTATAAGATGTGCAGGAGTAACTCCACTTATGTTTAAACTTGTAGTAAACTTTTCTGGTGACTTTTTATCAAACTCATAATTTATTTTAATCTTACCTTTCATATAGTGTTTTATTAAGTAATATTAATACTTCTTCTTTTACTTTTTCAATACCGTGCACTTTAATAGCATCTGATACATCTTTCTCCATATCAAGAATAATAAAATCAAGATTATATCTTTCTTTATATTTTTTCATAGAATTAATACCTGCTTCATCATTATCAAATAGTACACATATCTTTTTATATTTCTCTTTAAGTTTATTTATACTCTGCTCTTTAATCATAGTGTTTTCACTATCCGGAGCAATGCATTCTATATCCTTAAAGCCAAGCTTATTAAAAGCCATTATATCTTTCAATGAAGAAGTAATAACTAAATAATCTACTGTAAGTGATAGTTGTTGTGATCCTTGTATATGATTAGCTAACTTTAAGAATTTCTTATTCATATTCTTAGGCTGATAAATCTTATACAATGTGCCATCTTTTTTGAAATAACCATACAGATTTAAACCTGTAATAATAATCTCAGATGTAGTACCATTAAGTTCAAGTCTGGTCATCTTATAATACTCTAATGCAGATACGTTATATGCTTCTAGCATCTTAGAGCCAATGTGATATTGTCCCCAGTATTTCTGATCAAAGTTGGACCAATGTCTAATAGTATAATCAGTTACTTTATAATTTTCATAAGTTTTAATTTCAGGAGCCTTATAAGGTTTATGATCATCTAAGTATTTAACATAGTCATTAACTATTTTATAAGAAACTTCTCCTCTATCTTTAATACCAAATATGTATTGTACTAATGCTATAGAGTCTCCTTGATAACCTGATGAAAAATCTTTAAACTTATATGTCATTGTTGCAGCATCCATATAAATAATCATTGATGGAGTCTTTTCAGTTTTAAATACAGATTTAATCTTTATCTGCTGTCCGTCTAATTGTTCAGTAAGATTTAAATAATTCTCAAAGATCCAGATTGTTGGTACATCCTGGAATCTAATCACATTTTTAGTTGAAATCATATCTTTTAACTTTAATTAAAAAGGGAGCCCATTTCCTGACTCCCCTTTAAACTATTGTTAGTCTAAATCAAAGTCTGAGCCAACCTTAGTTGATACTTCAAAATCATCTTCACCAAAAGTTTCTACTTTCTTAGCTTCTAATTTTTTAAGATGTAGAGCTTCAGAATATAGTAACTGTTTACCAGATCCAAGTTTAGCATATGCAAAACCGTCTCTAGAAGATTTTGGCAAATATAAGTCATAATTTGTATAACCCGTTTTACCTTCATATTCTTTTCCTGCAATACAGAAATCTAAATACTTATCTTGATAAGGTGCTGTTTTATCAAATGCAGTGATGAACTCTTCAATTGTATTATGTTTATTATCCTGAGCATCAAACCAATCTACTATGTCTAATGTAGTACATAATGATTTAATAAATACTAATATACTATTATCTCTAGAGATTTGTACACCTGATTTAGTTACTCCATCTGCAAATGCATATTGACCAGATTTTACTCTACCAATTTGACCTTTGTAATGACCCGCATCTGGATTTTCTTTATCCAACATGAATCCTTCAAATCCTTCAAGAGGTTCAGTCTCAACATTAAGCACTAAACTTATACCACCTGGGATAAATTTAAAATCTTCACCTACTAAACTATTAAGTTTTAATTTGTGATTACCTGGAGTAATTGTTTTAGGTATTCCACTTCCACCTGTTCCTACATCTTTTGTTCCAATTGCCATTTTTCTTATTTTTTATTTATTATTTATATATCTCATCCCAGTGAGTAACTATTTCTCCTTTGTCATTAGCTTCACTAATAACTATTTCTGCATTTCTTAAATGCTCAGGTCTTGCACCACAAGTTGTCTCTTCATTAGTTTTAAATGATAAGAATACTTGGTTCCCTTTTCTGAACATATAACCAATTGCATCAGCATTAGCACAGATTAAAGACTTAATCTTACCAGTTAAATCTATATTAGCAGACATAACCATTTCACCTTTATCATCTACTTGCTTATCTTTGATATGCCCAGATAGAATAATATGGTCAGCTAAAGTATCTACATAGTTTAAAACATCAAAGAATGCTTCTCTCACATATAAATAACCAGCTCCATTTGGTAAAGTAATTACATTATCTCCATCAAAGTTTTTACCCATGCTAGTGGCTTTATACTTTTTTACAGCTAATGGCATTACCATTTCTTCTAATGCAGTTACAGTATCAATAGTAATAAACTTATAAGGTTTACCAGCTTCAACTACTTGTTTACCAATTGCTAGCAACTCTTTAAGATTACTTGCTTTAACCTTTAATGCATCTACATAATCAGTCCCATTCTCCAAATCAATAATTAAATTATCTTCTAAACCAGCAAATGCAGTAGTTTTACCTGTCTTTGGCTTAGAATAAATAATTAATCTTTTTGGATTGACTCTTGTTGCACTCACTTTCTTAGTGGGCAATACTAATCCTTCACTCATACTTTCATTTTATTAAATCATTTAACCATTTTTTATTACTTACTGGCTTCTGTAATAGAATGGCAGCTAGATCTCTTACAGTTAAACTGCTTAAAGGAGCATCTAAATCTGAATCCATTAAATCATCAAAATCAGGAAATAACCCTTGCGTTTCAGTACTCTTAGTTTCAGTTTTAGTTTCAGGTTTAATTTTTATCAGTTCAGATACAGGAATTAGATATCTTACATGCCCATTTGCATTAGCATCTGTAGTTTCATACTCCTCATCATAAAATGAATTATAACTCCATTTATACAGTGTTCTTGTTGGGTCTTCAGACTCTAGTGCAATACTTACATATTCAGTATAGATGTCTTCTCCTTTTGATAATTCACTCTTAAAGAATCCCATATATAAATCATCTTTACCATATGGTCTATAAGCACATTTAGGAATATATAGTGGACTACTTATACCTAATGCATCAAATACTTTTTGATGGTATTTTACCAGCTCTTCAGTTTTTTCTTTTCTGTTAAAACCAGCATTATTACTGGTGTCTTTTGTTGTTAATGCCATATATTAATTATTTGGTTCCAATTCTTTTTTCTTGTTGAGGTGGAGTATTCATTTCTGCTATACTCATTTTCTCAAACTCAGCTTTAAAGAAACTTAATCTAGTATCACCATTTCTACATTTAAGAAAGTGTAATACCATTACCCTATCATTTTCAATTACATATCTATCAGGACCATAGAATCTGATTTTCTGTTTAGCAGGTCTATTAATACCAATTACAGTATCTGCATGTTGTAATAAAGCATCAGCACCAAATATATCTGATTCTAATACATAATTACCATACTTTCCATCTTCTGACCTCTCAGGATTATCTATATTTCTGTTTAATTGACTTAATATAATGAATGCTATCGGGTAAACTCTTTTAAGATTTGTTAATGCTTCACCAAGGTTATTTAAAGTTTCATTTTTATCTCTTTCAGTTTGTGCTTTTTTTACAAGTAGGGAATGGTCTAAGGAAATTAAAGTCTTTTTATATTTTCTTTTACCTTCTTCATCTACTTCAGAATGATGTGACATATACTCATGTATAGTTTTGATAAATTCATCTACTGTACATGGTTTTTCTACTATGTCAATGGGATACTTAATCTTTTGCTTAGCATAGTCATAGCATTTCTGTAGATCTTCAGTTGATAATTGACCATCTGCACTACATAAATACTTATATGACTTACCAATAATACTTGAATATTCTCTAATTGCAGATGACCTAGCTAACATTTCAAATTGAAACTGTAAAACTCTAAAGTCTTCTGCAGGATTAAGAATAAAAGATTCTCTTATAATCTGCTCAACAATTAAAGTTTTACCACTTGCAGGTCTTCCTCCAATTACAGTCATAGTATTCCATTCAATACCATCAGTCATTGCATCATTAAACTTAGGCCATGGTGTTCTAAGACTTTTAATCTCACCAACCATTCTGCCTTTTAAATAGTGTAATGATTCTTGAAAACCTTCTTTTTGGCTAACCCATTTAGAATTAGCAGTTTGCTTAAGTGCCATATACAATAATTAAATAATTTTTACTTTTACTCTATTATACGTAGTATGTAATACACTAATTAATATCTCAATTAATATAAACGGTATTATATTAATCTCAATAATAAATGTATTAGTAACTAAATATCCTAATAGAAATCCTACTATGGCACAAAGCCCTAGTATTAATCTGGATGATTTATACATTATACTACCTTTTCTTTAAAATGTGTTTGTGATGGATCATCTGACCCATTTAATAACATATCACAATAATTTGCTAATTCAGAATCATAAGTTTTATCTGAGCCTTGTTTTCTGATAAAGTATTGAGATGTTCTCATATACTTATATCCTGTTGCTTCATACTCATCAACATATGTCTTTGTAGCATTAATTACTGTTTCCCATGTATAAGTATGTGATTCAAAAAACCATCTAAAGTTATTCTCTAAGTTCTTTTTATCTGACCTTGCATATTTACCACTTGGTAGCTTAAATTTAGGAAAAATATCTAAATAAATGTCAATATTTTCCATAAAGTTATCACCCATCAATGTTGTACTTGTTTTCTTTTTGCTATTCTTGAAATAAGATTCTAATTCTTGTAAAAGAATAATTGCCTTACCTGCTAGTTTCATATCAGCTTCTAACCAGTCTGTTGACTGTAAGCGTTTTACTTCTAGTGCATCATTAATAAAATCATTAGTTTTAATTTTATGTTTAATACAATAGAGTATATACAATTGATTTGGACTCAACTGTTTCTTTATTAATAAATTAAAAATTTCATCCATATTACCACTTTATATCAAAATTATAGTTCTTTTTTGTAATCTCAGATACTTTTCTAAATGTATCATCACATGGCCATTTCTTTTTACCTAAAGATATAGCATTCATAGGATGAGTTAAAATAAATAAAGGATCTTTTTCAGATAAGTAATCAATTAACTGCTCTGAAGTTCTTCCCATCAAAATATAACATAATCCAGGATTATAGATTTTAAGGTAATCTAATAAATATGCCATCATTGGTCTCCATAATTTCACATGTGAATTTGGTTTGCCTATTGTAGTAGTAAGAGCACTATTTAACATTAGAATACCTTGGTTACTCCATCTCTTTAAGTCTTTATCAGTAGAAATGCTCTCAGACTCATATACAGTATCATTAACAGCTTGTAATAAATATTCCAATGCTGGTAATGGTTTCTTTTCAAAAGCACATGAGAATGCAAGTCCATCAGATTGCTCAATTCCATTATAAGGATCTTGTCCAATAAGCACTACTTTGAGTTCATCATATGGACATTCTTCAAATGCTCTAAACACATACTTCATAAATGGAGTGAACCGTCTATCTTCCTGTGAATCTTTTATCAATGTCAATAAAATAGTATCAAACTCACTACTAAATATAAATCCTCTGAGAACTCTTGCCCATCCTGATTCAATTAGTTTTGTGTTTAATTTCTCTTTTATTTCATTTATGTTTATATTTGTTGTCATACTAATTAAAATTTTAAGCCATGGCTATAAAAGTAAAAGAATTAAAAGATGATGCTATAGTTAGTGTCCCAGTAAACAAATCTTATTACTTCATGTTGAAGAATAACTTGTTTTACTTATTTAATCAGATTCAATCAACTGGTACAGAAGCTTCTGAAAAGTCAATTGAAACCATTAAAGCAGCAGATTACTCAAAGATGTCTCAAGTTGAGCAATCTTTCTACACTGTTACTTTAATGATATCTGAAATTGAGAGAATTGCTCTAGAGCAAAATCTTTTTGATGAAAAAGAGGTACTTGAACCTACAGATGAAGGTTATGTTGAACCTACGCTAGATTAATATTGTATTCCGCTCCTATTTCTATACATGCTTGAACAGCTTGGGATAGCTCATCACTTGAACACTCAGCAAATGATTTGCACATCTCAAGCTTTCTACCTTCATCATTTACATCAAAGCATAATCCTGCTTGTGTTTTAACAAGTTTTTTCATTTCATCAAATGTATATCCTGATTCTTTTGCCATTTCTCTAATACATACATGTATTTTTGAGATTTGTGCATAAGATCCAGCTTTACCTTGAATGCTAATAAACATTTCTAATTCTTCACCTTCTTCTACTAGTTTTACAAATTCAGCATAAGCTAAACTTTCTTTTTCAGTTCTGTAGGTGAGTTTTCCGTTTTTCTTAATAAATTTTGCGTTAAACATATTGGTTTTGTTTTAAAGGTTACAATGGTATTTTACTCCACTTTTTAAATAAGTCAATAAGTAATACTACATCTTCAATATCTGTCATAGCAACACCCCAAGAGTGCTCATATACTTTCCACTGATTATTATTTATCTCATCACTTTCATTTGATACTAGTATTACATCAGAGTTTATTTCATATGAGTAATAGTAATAATCATTTTTGTCACCAGATTCTTCTTTAGTAACAATTACTTTATCAAATCCTGCTTCAGTTAATTCTTGCTGTTTCATTTTTGTAATTTTTTTTCTATTAACTTATCAATATAATCTTCAGCCTCCATTGCTGTAGAAAATAGTATAATAAATCCTTGTGGATCTTTACTATATCTCCAAAAGCCAAAAAAGCCTTCTTTAGTTTGTACAAAATACCCACCATATGAGTATTGTGATTTTAATATTTTATATTTTGTCTTCATATTACTACTGACCAAGTTAATAATTAATCTCCGTTTTCTTCATTTTTGTAAAATCCTGTGCTTGCCTTCTTTTCTATGTATTCTCTATGTAATTTTCTATGATTATGTTTTTTAATTATCATAGAATTATTTACAGGTGACTTTCTTATTATTTTTGCTCTTCTTAGCATACTTGCTTTATTTGTCACCCTATAATTTAACCATTTCAACATTATTACTTTTTGATATAAATCTTCCATATCAGTCACTATTTTTAATTTGATAATAAATAATACAAATTACTACAATTACTATTAACAATAAAACCATCATAATATTTATTTTTTAATTAAACCTGCTACATAATCATTAATAACTCCTATAAAAGGTGTGTAATCAAGATTATAAAAAGCATCAGTTGTATTTTTCCAACCTAAATGTATAAAACATTTATCTAAAGCAGCTTCATCAAAAGTAATACTTTTTTTTATTATATTTTTCTTAACTACTTGATTATGCATTTTTACAGTATTCCTTCTTTCATTCCATTCTTCTTGTAAACCCATATTATTTAAGTTAACGGTTTTTTCTCTGCTCTATATAATCAATAATAAATCCTGTAGCAACTATTAAATTCATGCCACATGATGCAATAACTTCTATAATATCCTCATAAACATTTACCATAAGATGTAAATGTCCAACTGTCCAGAAAGGAATAGCCAAGTTTTGACTAATCCACACTGTAAAATATTTCAGAAAATGCTTCATTTTATTCTAATTTATATTTTACCGCACGCACATAGTACATGCCGTTCTTATTGGCGTGGTAGGCATCCCCATCGTAGAAGCCGAAGGACCACGCGCTGAAGTTGCCGAACTCCGTACTACTCCAATAGTTGCCAGTAGTAATTACTTTATGATTATACATAATAAAGCATTCTTCAATAGTTGGTAATCTCCAATCATCACCTAATTCTTTAACTGCTTTGACAGCATCTTCCCAATTCATCTCACCTAATTCTTCAGGATGTACTTCAAATTTATAATGTTGTTCTACAATAATTGATTCTACTTCTTTATCTTTTTCTTTAGGAACATATACTATTCCATTTATTACTACTTCCATAATTATTTTTCTTTAGATTTATCAATTGCCATATTAGCAAATACAATATGTAATGTAACATCATCATCACATTTCTCACATCTGTAATTAGCTCTTGATCTTATGTACCAACCTGCATTACAGCATAGTGTTGTAATATCACTGATCTCCAGTTTCTTCTCTTTCTTCTTCATATTCTCTTTTTTTAGCTATATAATCTCCAATTTCAATATCTAGTGGAATGTCATCCACATGTCCGTACTGATTAATTAAATCAATATATATTTGTTTTACTCTTCCCATAATTTTAATACTGATAAGATTAATTGTTTAGCAGCTATTTCAGGTTTATCAATCTTTTTAGACTGCATATATTTTGAAAAACTTACTAACTGATGATGTGTTAATGTTATTGATATAGTTGCTGCAGTAGTGTTGTATTCTCTTTTCTTTACATCAAAACTATTAAATTCAGCTGGATAAAGTTTTATAAATTCATCAACATTTTTCAAAAACAACGGATCCTTAATCTTATACATATTATATGCTGCTCTTTTAGCATAATTTATTGTACTTGATGAAGTTAAGTTAGTATAAGTAAACAGTTCTTTTTCTGTTACATTAAATGTATAATGTAAAATAGCTATCAAATAGTTTCTCTTATCTATAACACAAAGCTCTTTTGTTTTTGGTTTATTCTTAATTATTAATAATTCTTTTACTATATCATCTTTAGTGTACTCCATAATATTTAAATAAAAAATGGAAACAATAATCCTTTAATTTCAGCCACAAATGGCCCAATAATCAATGTACTTAAAAATTCATGAGACTGTGACCATAAGTACCAAAAATATAACATGCAAATGTGTGCTGAAACTAAGTATATATACATAATTACAACAAATAAATTTCCGTTTCCCATAACTATTTCTTTTTAAATTTTTCTTCAAAGTCTATAAACCAATCAATTAAAGCTATACCTTTTTTTATCTCTGGTATTTCAAAATTTGGTCTAACATCAGAATTGTCATCATACCAATTAATTATATCAATTAATGTTTTAACTTCTTCCTCACTATAACTTCTTTCTTGTTGCCATTTAGCACCTTCTATAAACATATCTTGCCAATAGCCACTATCTCGTGGTGGATGATAAGG